GGTTCCCTACATTGATCAAGGCACCTTGAACGAAGTGAACCGTGCTGCTGTGGTCCGGGTCATGAAAGAGAATGATGTAGAAGCTACCGATATTAAAGAATCTATTATTCTTAATATCTCTCTTCTGGGTTACATGACTCCTAACCAGTTTAAAGCCACTGGCTATGATGCGACCTCAGAGATCATTCCGGGGAACCAAGTACCTAAAGAGAAAGAGGAAGTCGAAGATGCCCTCTGATATTGGTATTGCTGATGTGTATCTCCATGAGATTGATACCATGGAAGAGGTAGCCCCGAGTAAAGACAGAGGTAGCAGTGATGCTTCTGCTGATTACTACCTCAAGCAGGCGTATCACCATCTCAAGAACCGAGCCACTCTCAGGGACTCCCCTGAAGGTGAACGGTCCATGGCAACCTGCGTAGAAGCGTTCAACGCTGTCACGGGTAAAGAGCTTACCGAGACTGAGGGATGGATGTTTATGATCCAACTCAAACTCGCAAGGTCTCGCAATGGTAAATACCATGAAGACGACTACGAGGATATTGTGGCATATGCTGCTTTGATGGCTGAATCAGCCATGAAAGAACATATCGGTTAATATTCTAACACTAAATCAGGAGAGAAGATTATGAGATTGACCAATAATGAGGATATTCCTCTTCCTTTGGCAGTATGGTTAAGCTACGATTCTTATGATTTTATCGGCGGCAAGAACCGTATCTCGGTTACTTCTCTCCTGAAATCGACCAGACAGTTTGTGCTGTCGGCCAGAGTCCCGATGTCTGAGCGCAGCCATGATGTCTCGGACTTCATCGCATCCCGTATGGGACACGCTTTCCATGACTCTATCGAGATGGCTTGGCTCCATGGTCACAAAGAGGCCCTGAACAAGCTGGGCTACCCTGAGAAGATCATCGAGAGGATCAAGATCAACCCTGATCCTGCCACTGTCGGACCTGATGATATTCCAGTCTACATGGAACAGCGCGTTGAACGTGAGATCGAAGGATTTGTAGTCTCTGGCAAGTTCGACATGGTAATTGAAGGTCAGATTTTTGACGTTAAATCTACCTCGGTTTACTCTGTTATTATGGGATCCAAGGAAGAAGATTACACCCTCCAAGCTTCCTATTACCGATGGCTTTCTCCTGATCTGATCACTTCAGATACTGTCCATATCCAGCACATCTTCACTGACTGGTCACGGGCAGCTTCCAAGCAGCAGAAGAACTATCCCCCCAGCCGCCTCATGAATAACACCTATGAGCTTATTCCCTTGGATCAATCTGAAAATATGATCCGAACCAAGATCAAAGAGATCAAGGATAATTGGAATAAGCCCGAGTCTGAGTTACCTTTCTGCACTGACAAGGAACTCTGGCGGTCTGAACCAGCATACAAATACTATGCTGATCCTAATAAGACGGACGGTCGGTCCACCAAGAACTTTGATAACTTGGCTGAGGCTAATCAGTTCAAGGCCGACAAAGGTAAGGGGATCGTCTTAACTATTCCCGGCAAAGTCAAAGCATGTAATTACTGCGTAGCTTTTGACATTTGCAAACAGAAAGACCTGTACGATCATGACTGATATTGTAATTAATGCTGATGATTATGCACATCATCCCACATTGGAAAAGATCGTAGATCTTATTTGCACTAAAACTCAGAATACTGACCGCAAGTTTTTCAGAGTAGAGGTCGCATACTTCCTAGGGAAGATGGCAGGGTCCATGAGAGCCAAACTCATGACCAAGGACCGAGGAGAAATCCCGGTGAACATCTATGCTTTGGCCTTGGCTCCCTCAGGGTCCGGCAAAGGCTTCTCTGTGAACCTCATGGAAAACGACTTTCTAGGCGGCTTCCAGCAAAGATTCATGGAAGAGACTTTCCCCGTGGTCTCGGACCAGCACCTGTGGGAAGAGGCCAACAAGCGGGCAGCCCGTAACGGGACCATGCCTGACGAAGAACACGAGAAGGTCGAGAAGGAGTTCAAGCAGGCTGGGGCCTTGGCCTTCACCTTTGACTCGGGGACACCTGCTGCGGTCAAGCAGATGCGGCACAAGCTGCTGATGGCTAACTGCGGGGCTATCAACCTTCAGACAGACGAGATCGGGTCCAACCTCGATAAGTCCATCGAGATTCTCAACGTCTTTCTGGAACTCTACGATCAGGGCCAGATCAAGCAGAAGCTCACCAAGAACACCCATGAAAACCAACGGGGCGAAGAGCTTCAGGGCAAGACCCCTGCTAACGTCCTGCTGTTCGGGACACCCTCCAAGCTACTGGACGGGTCACAGACTGAGGACCAGTTCTACAGCCTCCTAGAGACAGGTTATGCACGGCGCTGCATCTTTGCCTTCGGTCACAGGATCAGGGCTGCTGAGACCCTGACGGCTGAAGAGATTTATCAATCTCTTATTCAGCCAATTAACAGCCAACAAGTTAATAATATCTATAATGAGTTTGTTAACTTGGCTGACCCAACCAAATTTGGCTGGTCTATCGAAGTTCCTGACGATGTAGCTATCGAACTGGTCAAGTATCGTATCCAGTGTGAAGCCATGGCTGATGCGATGTCTGACTATGAAGACATCCAACGGACCGAGATCACCCATAGATACTTTAAGGCCATGAAGCTGGCTGGGGCCTTCGCCTATGTTGACGAAGAACTCACCCTGTCCATGGAGAACCTCCATGCTGCGATCAAACTGGTCGAAGAATCGGGTGTGGCTTTCCAAGAGCTACTGAACCGTGAGAAAGCCTATGTGAAACTGGCTAAGTATCTGGCAGCCGTGAATACCGAGCAAACTCAAGCAGACCTTCACGAGGCGCTGCCGTTCTATAAGAGCGGCACAGGAGCCAGAAACGAGATGATGACCCTAGCCACGGCTTGGGGATACCGTCAGCATATCATGATCAAGAAATCATATATTGACGGTATTGAGTTTTATAAAGGTGAAACCCTTGAAGAAACCAATCTTTCCAAGCTGAAGCTCTCTTACTCTGATCACTTTGCATATAACTATATCAATGAAGAGGTTCCTTTTGAGAACCTTCATGAATTAGTTGGAATCAAAGGATATAACTGGTGTAACCACTTCTTCAAAAATGGTCACAGATCAGAGGATAATGTGATCCAAGGCTTCAACCTTGTTGTCTTGGATGTGGACGGCGGCACTAGCACATTCTCTGCATATGAGCTTCTGAAAGAGTATCAGTTTCTCTCTTATACTACTAAACGCCATACTGATGATAATAACCGTTTCCGTATTATCATGCCTATTAACTATAAACTTGTTCTGGATGCAGAGGATTATAGCCTCTTCATGCAAAACATAGTTAACTGGCTACCCTTCAAGATCGACGAAGAAGCCAATCAGAGGAGCCGCAAGTGGTTGACTCACGAGAACACCACGATCCATACTAACGAAGGAATCCTTCTGGATGCGCTGGCTTTCGTGCCGAAGACCCAGAAGAACGAACAGTACCTCAAGGAATACCAGAGCATCGAGTCACTGGATAACCTTGAGAGATGGTTCGCACAGCGACTAGCCGCAGGAGGCAAGCGTAATAACCACATGATCAAATATGCACTTGCACTATATGATAGTGGTTTCAGCTATGCAGATATTGAGAGCAAAGTGCTTCACTTTAACTCTCAACTACCCAACAGGCTCGAAGAAAGCGAACTCAGGTCTACTGTACTTACTACAGTAGCCAAGAAGTTCACCAATAATTCTATTTAAATCGGAGTAGTTACATGAGTTCTGATGTGACCGGCATCAACGATCAGCTAGTTCTGATCGTTGGTGAGTCCACCTCGGGCAAGTCTGCCAGCCTGAGAAACCTTGGCGGGGGAGACCCTGACAAACAGAAAAGATGGATGTTCCTGAACTGTGAAGCAGGAAAGAGACTTCCTTTCAGAAATAAGTTTGATAGTTATACTGTAACTGATCCTTATCAGGTATTTGAAGCCATGGATATGGCCACTAATAACCCTGACTATGACGGGGTTATTGTGGATACTCTGACGTTCCTTATGGATATGTTCGAGTCCACCTATGTCATTGGCTCACCCAACACCATGCAGGCATGGGGTAACTATCAGCAATACTTCAAGAACCTGATGCAGGACCGTGTAGCCAACTGTGACAAGGCAGTTCTTTTCTTGGCTCATACCCGTGAAGATCTCGATGAGAAAAAGATGGAGATGAAGTCCAGTGTCCCTATCAAGGGTGCGCTGAAGAACAACGGCATCGAAGCCTACTTCTCGACTGTGGTTGCTGCTAAGAAGGTCAGCATCAAAGAGCTTGAGAAGTATGATTCGGACCTCTTGGAAATCACTGATCTGGAACGTGAGTTAGGCTACAAACACGTCTTCCAGACTCAGCACACCAAGACCACGACTGGCGAACGTATCCGCAGTCCCATGGGGATGTTCACTGTGAACCAGACCTATATGGATAACGATGCTGCAAAACTTCTTCAGCATTTACACGATTACTACAATTAATACCCTAGCTAGAACCAAGGAAGGAAAGCTAACATGAGTCTCTTTGCGGGAATCACACGTGACGATATCGAAGACAGCGGTGACGTTCTTGGGGGCTTCAAAGCCTTTGAGTCCGACGCTTATGAAGCCGTCGTGAAAGTCATCTATGCGGGTGAATCTGCTGGCGGTGCCAAATTTCTGGGCGTCCATCTTGATGTGGACGGCAAGGAATACCGTGAGCAGGTTTACTACACCAACCGGAATGGTGAGAACTACTATCCAGACAAGCGCACTGGTAAGAAGAAATTCCTGCCGGGGT